ATGAACAAGGAACCGGAGTATCGCTAATGGCAAAAGGTAAAAGGCTGGAAGAGGGTAGTGAATACGCTATGTACGATGTAGATGGCGATGGTACTGTTTCTGACGAAGAGCTTGCTATGTCTGAAAGAATGCAGAACTTATCTGTGATGCACGAAAAAGCAGATGCCCAGCGGAACATGTGTTGGCTGGCTCTTCTTGGAATGCTTCTATACCCAAGCCTTGTTGTTTTCTGTGACCTGCTTGGATTGAATAAGGCTGCTGAACTACTCGAGGCCATGAGCTCGATATACTTCGTCAGTGTCGGCGGTCTTGTCTCCGTATGGTTCGGATCGGTGGCTTACACTAACACAAAGAACAACGGAGGCTCTAAATGACTGTAGATGTCAAACGTGTTTATGAAGAAATAGCCTCAGATGAAGGAAAGATCCTGCATGTATACCTGTGTAGTGAAAACCACAAAACAACAGGTATCGGACATAAGTTACTAGATTCCGACCCAGAGATAGACCTCCCCGTACACGGCGCTTACGATGAAGTCCCTGAAGAAGACTGTATTTCAGAGGGGCGATGCTATGAGTTGTTTCAACAGGATGTTCATATAGCGATAGATGGGTGTCGTAATATTTATGATAACTGGGAAGAGTTACCCCAAGAAGCCCAGCACATTCTGGTGAATATGTGTTTCCAGCTTGGGCAGGGTGGGCTCAGTAAATTTAAGAATATGAACCATGCTGTTTCTCAAGAATCATGGGGGATAATGGCAATGGACATGATGGACTCAAGGTGGGCGCAGCAAACACCAGAACGGGCTGCACGTTTACGAGATAGAGTTATTGCGTTATAGGAAACTAAAATGCCATTACAGCCTTTAAATTTTAAACCTGGTATTGATAAAGAAAGCACCAGCTATACAGCGGAAGGCGGCTGGTTTGACGGTAATCTTGTGCGTTTTAGAAAAGGGTTTGCCGAAAAGATAGGTGGCTGGCAGAAATATATTCTGCCTTCTTTTGAGGGAACAGGAAGAAAACTGCATAACTGGGTTAATCTAGCTGGAACAAAGCTACTTAGCCTAGGCACCAGTTATAAGCTTTATATCCAGGATGGATCTGTTTATAACGATATCACGCCAATTAGAACCACTACTTCTGGTCCTGCTTTTTCTGCAACTAATGGATCTTCAACTTTGACAGTAGCAGATACTGCGCATAATGCAGCGCAAAATGATTTCGTTACCTTTTCTGGTGCTGCCAGTTTGGGAGGCAATATTATTGCTTCGGTGCTTAATCAGGAATATCAAATAGTTTCTATTGTAAATTCAAACGAATATACAATAACGGCAAAAGATACAAATGGCGATGAAGTAACTGCTAATGCTAGTGATACAGGTGGTGGCGGAGGATCTGTAACTGGAACATATCAATTGACTGTCGGTCTTGATGTATTTGTCGGCAGCACTGGATTTGGTGTAGATACCTTTTCTAGTTCAACGTGGGGTTCTACTTCTTCTCTAGCTGCGAATAACCAGTTACGTCTTTGGTCTATGGATAATTTTGGTGAAGACCTTATCGCTAATCCAAGGGCAGGTAATATTTATTATTGGGATAATACAGGTGGTACTTCAGCCCGAGCCGTTACATTAAGTAGTTTATCTGGAGCTAATCTTGCGCCAACTAGAGGTTTGCAAGTTCTTGTTTCCGATGTAGACAGACACGTTATTGTTATGGGTGCAGACCCAATTGAAAGTGGGGCCAGAAGTGGCAGCATAGACCCATTGCTGATTGCTTTTTCTGATCAGGAAAATGTTACAGAATGGGAACCTCGATCAGATAATACGGCAGGATCTCTCAGATGTTCTGCAGGATCAGAAATTGTTGGCGGATTACGGGCTAGGCAAGAAACTTTGATATGGACTGACGTAGCCCTTTATAGCTTGCAGTTTATAGGGCCACCATTGACGTTCGGTCTTAATATTATTAATGAAGGGGTTAGCCTGGTTGGTCCTAACTGTGCAGTTAATACCCCGGCTGGAATATTCTGGATGGATAGAAAAGGTTTCTATCGTTATACGGGTACAGTTCAAAGCGTTCCATGTACTGTGCAGTCGTATGTTTATGATGATTTAAATCAATTTCAAGCATCCCAATTCTTTGGCTACGTTAATAAAGAGTTTGATGAAGTAGGTTGGTTTTATTGTTCTTCTTCAGCCACTGTCATTGACCGTTATGTGACATTTAATTATGAAGAAAACAATTGGTCTATTGGCCAATTATCAAGAACAGCATGGATAGACGAAGGCATTTCTGTTACTCCTATTGCCGCTGGTAAAAGTAGTTCCACTTCTTATCTTTATAGTCATGAAGTTGGCAATGATGATGATGAATCACCGATGACTTCAGTCTATATACAGTCTGGAGATTTTGATATTGGAGATGGAGAAGACTTTCAATTTATCAGGCGAATGATCCCTGATGTTGATTTCAATGGAAGTGGTGGATCTGGCCAAGCAATGACTGCTGTTTTAAAAATGAGGGATTATCCTGGTGATTCTTTTACAACAGACCAGACTACTTCTTTTACTGGCAGCACTACCAAGATAGATATGAGGGCTCGAGGTCGTCAGGCTGCTTTAAGGTTTGAATCTGAAGATCAGGGCGTAGGATTTAAGCTGGGAAGAACCAGGTTAGATATACAGCCTAATGGTAAAAGATAATGGGAAAGATTCTCCAGACACAATTGCCGATTGCCACAGAAGAAGGCGTAACATCTAATACGTTTAATCGAGCCATTAGAATACTAGAACTTAACCTTAATAAAATTGAGCTAGATCAGACTCCTCAATTTAACCAGGCTACCATTGATGAATCAAAGTTTAGGGACGGGGATATTATCTGGAATACTACCGCGCAAGAACTTCAGGTTTACGATCGGGATTCTTTTAAGACCATATCCTATACGTCCCGTACATTGGTGGCTACAGCCAGCGTAGGTACAGTGCAAGTCAGCACTAACGGTGGGCTCAAAGTGGAAGTAGGGGAATGACAAAGAAGCATGGTAAGGGTAGAATCTTGATGGGATATACTATCCTCATAGAACGAAGAGGGGCTCAATTATGAGCGTCAGTTATGGCCCATTAGGCCCATTTTCAGATGAATCCTGGTTAGGTAAAGGCATAGGCGCTTTAAATAGGGCTGGCCAGAATATTAAACAGGGATTCGGGGACCTTATAGATAATTGGTCTTGGACTGGTGGAGAATTGGGGCCAAATACACGCCCAGGGCTAGGGGGTTTTTATCCGGGCATGGGAGGTTCTCGAGAAAGGCATGAGAGTGCTTCTTTTCCTTTTACTGAAGCTGATATTAGATGGACCTCTGCTTTAGCCCAAGCACACAATGAAGGTAAAGATACAAAAGACGAAGAAGTACAAAGAGAAATATTTTATGAAGCTTTCCCAGATGCCCCCGAAGGTGGGTTTGAAAGATTTGTTAGGTCTGCATTTGACCCCAGATTTATTTACCTTTCGGACGCGGAACAGCCTGCAAATTTTTCTGTCACAAAAGATGGCCAAACTATAGATTATGGTAGAGGTGGTACAGGAGATAACTTAGCTATGGGTAACACTGTATTTGATGAGCCCTTCGAAAACTTTCGAAGGACAATTTTAAGAATGATTCCTCCCTTTTTTCGATATACAAGGATAGGTGGCCCAGCGATAGTTGATATAAATCCAGATAGTACATGTCCACCGGGATTTAGACGAGAAGTTTATCAAGGTAGAGAATATTGTCTTGCAGTAGGAACGCCTGGGCCGCGACCATCAGGTTCAGATGATGACGTTCCTGAAACAGGACCAGATAGAGATGGAGATGGAATCCCTGATGCTGACGATCTTTGGCCAGACAACCCAAATAATGATGGACCTATTGTACGAGGAACAGATACTGATGGAGATGGAATCCCTGATGGAATAGATCGGTATCCTAATGACCCAACTAATACCCCACCTGTAAAAGGAACAGATACTGATGGAGATGGAATCCCCGATGGAA